CAGCGCCTGGGTATCGATCAGAATTTATTGAATAACGCAGAGGAGCAGGAAATGCTGAAGCAGCAAATGCAGCAAGCAATGATGGCCCAAGCACAAGCACAAGCGCCAGCTGCTGTTAATGACGGCGGCGCAATGGCAGGAGCAATGCAGTAATGGATGATGGTTGGGATGGTTTGACAGACGCGCCACGGATTGAAGCTCGCAAAGCGGACGATCTGGATATCCTATACGGGCGCTGTTTTAAGTCAGAGGAGGGGCAAAAGGTGCTTGCGCACCTGCGCTCTATTACTATTGAGAGACCGTCCTGGGTTCCTGGGGAAGATGCCAGTTATGGCTATCTCAGGACCGGGATGGCCGAGATTGTCCGCATGATTGAAAAGAGAGTGGAACGAAGCGATGGATAACCAGGAAAATGCGCAGCAGGATAACGTCAGCAATGACGCCCCGTTGCTAAACACACAGGCCCAGGAAGAAGTTTCTAGTGCAAACCAAGAGGCTCCAATCCCATTACATGACCCAGAACCAGGAGAACCAAAGCCAGCTGAGGCGGCCGCAAAGCCCGACTATTTACCTGATCAGTTCTGGAAAGATGATGCCCCCGATGTCGAAAACCTTGCCAAAAGCTATAACGAGCTACGAAAGAAGTTTAGCCAAGGCAAACATAAGGCTCCTGAAAATGGCTATGACGTTAAAGGTTTGGTGGATCAGGGTCTCAATCCAGAGGATCCTACTGTCGGCATATATCAAGATTGGGCTAAGGAAAATGGGATTAGCCAGGCTGCTTTCGAGGATCTAGCCGCCCGCGTGCTCCAGGTCAGCAACGACAATACGGCCGCAATGGAGTATGACCGCAAGGCTGAAATGAACAAGTTGGGCGAGCGAGCCAGCGAAAAGATCCAGATGGCCGAGCGGCTGCTGATGAAAGCCCCCTTAACCAATAGTGAACGGGAGGCTATGGCTATCGGCCTAAGCTCCGCTGATTCGATCAATGCTTTTTTGAAATACCATGCGTCATTGACCAATGAGGGCATCCCGGTGCAGCCGGCCGCCCAAACCCCGGAGATGACCAGGGAAGATCTGGATGCTGCTATTGCTGATCCACGTTGGGGGACGGATACCGCCTTCCGAACCAGGATCGAAAAACAATGGTTCGCCTCACAAAATTAACTTGTTGTCAAGATTATTTTTTGTGTATAGAATCAGTCCCGGTGGATAATCGCTTGCGCGACCCGCCTACATGGGTGAATCCCATTAGTGGTGCGGCTACCCCCGCGCAAGCGACCGCCCGGCAAGGATAACGGATCGCGCTATATTGAAACTTCTTTAGGAGGAATCTGCTATGGCGCAGAATGTCACTTCGGCTTTCGTTACCTTGTTCGAATCAGAGGTAAAGCAAGCCTATCAAGCAAAAGCTATGTTGCGTGGTACTACCCGTACCCGTACTGGCGTCCAGGGAAATACTGTTAAGTTTCCCAAAATCGGTAAAGGTGTAGCAACTGTTCGCGTCCCACAGACCGACGTTACTCCCTTGAATGTCACTTATAGCCAGGTAACTGCAACTATGAGCGACTACATCGCTGCCGAGTACAGCGACATCTTCCATCAGAGCCACATCAATTTTGATGAGCGCCGTGAATTGGTTGAAGTCGTGTCTATGTCTATTGCGCGTCGCATGGACCAGATCATCATCGATGCTCTCGATGCTGCCTCTGGTGCATCTACTGTTGCAACAGGCGTCGGCGGTGCTACCACCAACATGAACGTCGATAAGCTGCGCGCAGCTGCTAAAGCAATGAACGAGAACAACGTGCCTTCAGATGGCCGTTACTTGTTGATGCACGCTTCTCAGCTCGACGCTTTGTTGGGTACTACTGAAGCCACTTCTTCTGACTTTGCGTCGGTTAAGGCTTTGGTCCAGGGTGAAATCAATTCATTCATGGGCTTCAACATTATCACCATCGGTGATCGTGATGAGGGCGGTTTGCCCAAGCCATCTACCCGCACTTGCTATGCCTGGCAACGTGATGCAATGGGCTATGCAGAATCCATGGCACAGAAAACCGAAGTTAACTACGTTCCTGAAAAAACGTCGTTCTTGGTTGCCTCCATGTTCTCTGCTGGCGCAGTTGCCATCGACGACGAAGGCATTGTTAAGATCAGCTGTACTGAATAAGGAGGGATGAAAAATGGCTTTTTCTAGTACTGGTTTTGCGACCATCGGCGCCTCTAAAAAGGGCAATGCCGTTTCTCTGTATGCTTATTCAACAGCAGACGCCATTGCTGATGTGAACACATCGGGTTACTTCAACAGCTTGTCAGATACCCTGGCAGTTGGCGATGTGATCTTGTGCCGCACATCTACCGGTGGAACCCAGGCTTTGAGCCTGGTGTATGTTGCTAGCAATGCTAGCGGCGTTGTTGACGTTACTGACGGTTTGACTATTACATCAACCGACAGCGACTAAGCAATAGGAGGGCGGGGAAACCCGCCCTTCTACTTTATATAGGGGAATCGCATGGCAGCAGGGGATACCAGCTTATCAATCTGTTCTGATGCGCTCATTATGTTGGGAGCGCAGCCAATATCTTCCTTCACAGAGGGAACAGACGCTGCACAGGCTTGCGACCGCCTATATCCCGATCTGCGGGATTCTTTGCTTTCAAGATACGACTGGAGCTGGAGCACCAAGAAAGCGCAGCTCTCGCGTTTGACAACGACGCCCATCACCGAATGGCGATATGCTTATCAGCTGCCTGGTGATTTATTGTCTGGCGTCCAGGCTCTGTTTAATACGTCAAATGCCTACGCCATGCCGCTGCGCACCGGCTGGGAAATTTACGGCGACCAGGTATATACCAACGAGGAGACGGTGTATATCGATTATCAGTACACAGTTGACGAGAGCAAGATGCCATATTACTTTGTGCATTTGCTGCGTCACGCAATGTCTGCCGAGCTTGGCATGATCGTCACCGATCAAGTGAGCAAGGCTGAGTATTACCGATCATTGGCTTTTGGCTCGCCTGGTGAGAATGGCCGGGGCGGACTATTCCGCGAGGCCATGAACATCGATAGCCGAGGGCAACCGACCCAGGTATTAGAGGATTATTCGCTCATTGCAGTAAGAGGCTGAAATGGCGCGCATTATCCAGTATCAAACTAACTTCTCTGTCGGCGAGTTAGATCCCTTACTAAAGGCGCGCACAGATCTTCAGCAGTATCAAAACGCGCTGGAGAAAGCAACCAATGTCTATGTGCAGCCACAGGGTGGCGTCAAGCGCAGAGACGGCTTGCGGTTTGTTCATAACTTCGGCAGCAGCTTTACAAAGTTTAAGATCATCCCGTTTGAGTACAGCACGACAGATAGCTACGCCCTGGTGTTTGTGCATCAGCGTATGTATGTGTTTAAGTCTGGCGTGCTGCAAACCAATATCAACGGCAGCGGCAATGATTACGCCACGACGACGATAACAGCTGCAATGATTGATGAGCTGAATTACACCCAGGCCGTCGATACATTGATTCTTACCCATGAGGACCTGGAGACGCAGCGCGTGGTGCGCAACAGCGATACCAGCTGGACCGTTGCTGCAATCCCGTTTACGTTCGTACCTAAATACGCCTATGCGCTCGATACGCATACGCCGACATTTACGATTACGCCAAGCGAGATCGAGGGCAACATTACGATCACAGCCTCGAGCGTCACAACCGACAACGGAAACGCGCAAGGCGGCAGCATCAATACGATTACATTAAAGGCTGCGTCATCATTTACATCTAATGATCAGCCGGCTGGTATGTTCATTGAGATCACAGCTGGTACAGGGGCTGGCCAGACTAGGCACATTGAGAGTTATGTTGCAGCCACAAAGGTTGCTACGGTTTACCCGGCCTGGGATACAGCCCCAGCGTCTGGCAGCAGCTATGACGTTAAAGCATTTAAGCCCGCTGCGGTTGATGAATATCTTAACGTTGTCAATGGCTTTGGCCGCGCCCGCTATACAGAATATGTAAGCGACACGGTAATGAAAGCCTACGTTGAAATTCCATTCTTTGATACCGACGCGATTGCATCGGGTGATTGGGAGAGTGAGCATGGCTATGAACCTACTTGGTCCGCTACTAGAGGCTACCCGCGAAGTGCAGCTTTCCATGAAGGACGCCTTTATTTTGGTGGCTCTAAGTCCCGCCCTAATACTGTTTGGGGCTCTCGCGTTATTGATTATTTCAATTTTAATCCCGGCTCATCTTTGGACGACGACGCGGTTGAAGCGACAATCAACACGAATCAGCTGAACGTCATCACCCATTTGATCCCTGGACCTGACTTGCAGATCTTCACGACAGGTGGAGAGTTTGTCGTAAGCCAGGCAGCTAATTCGCCGATCACGCCAACGAGCTTTCTGGTTAAACCACAGACCCGCCTGGGCAGCAAGCCAGGCGTCCCGATGGATGACTTGAACGGGGCAACAGTATTTGTGCAGCGCCAGGGCCGTGCGCTTATTAGCTTCCAGTTCCAGGACACCACGGCGAGCTATGCAACGCAAGCTCTATCGGTGCTGAGCTCGCATTTGATCAAAGTGCCGGTAGATCTGGCAGCGCGTCGGGCCACATCGACAGATGAAACCGATCGCTTATTCCTGGTTAACGGTGACGGCACAATGGCCGTTTACTCGATCCTGGCAGCGCAGAACGTTATTGCGCCGAGCGAGTTCACCACAAATGGCAGTTTTATTCGCGTGGCTGTTGAGCTCGATAGCGTTTACGTTATCGTTAAGCGCGTCATCGATGGATTTGATGTCTACTATCTTGAGCGGTTTGATCCCACGTTAACTGTTGACAGCGCGGTAAGCGGTGGCGCTGCGGCGTCCACAACGGCTGCTCACCTGGAAGGTGAGACGGTCCAGATTATTCGTGACGGTATTGT